GTTTTATATATATTTCTTTTACTAGCACACCTATTATTCTAGTGAATAAGGATTAAAGACTGATAAGCTTTTCTATAAATTCAAAGGTCGAAAAGTTTCCGAAACGGCAATCCGTAGAAACACATGTTTCAATGGAAAGCGCGGTTGATTAAGATCTCGGAGATGGCAATGCAGCCAAGAAAAGTAGAAAGTGATGCTAATCTTATTTTTGTTCATGAAGATAATGGGCACATTCACATAAAAACATAAGCGGACGGGGCAATACCCACCCTAGAAAAATCATAAATATACACACTTGCACCTGACTCGTATGAAAGCCGTTGTATTCCCGGAACTGGTGGTGAACCAGGAAAAGGACGTACTCCCGTCGGATTACGATGTTCAAGTTTTATACTACATAGATTTTCGTAGAAAAATCAGTGTGAGCCTTCCTGAGAGCTCAGATCCAGGCCATGCAGCACAATATTTGGAGTTTAGGCTGCAGACTCGTGGGTTTCGTTATTTCACGTGATTATAGTGGGGGACTTCTAAAGGTAACACTATAACAGAAATCATTATTAGATCACAATATTAATAACAACAATGGCAGATTTTAAAAGTAAACGTGATAGACAAAAGTTACGAGACAACAAGGAAGATAGACTTGAAAGTGAGCAAGTCAATTTGGAAGACCTCAATCATAGAATACGAGCAGTAAAACTCGAGGTCTTATCAATATATGAAAACAAGTGGAAAAACATAGTTACGGATAAAGGAAAGATATCTCTAACTAAGGTAGTATCGCTGAATGATCAGCTAGCAGCGATGGACAAGTTTTTTTACGATGCGGGGTACATGAGTTTACCCTTGCAGCGTGCTTATACTGAACAACAGAAGTATGACCACATTCGTTTTTATACAGTAAACCATTATCCTGTTTCCCTGTACGGTAAGGGACTGGGTCAATTCGACGGAGAAGAAGACCCTCTAAGGGTATTATTGGTTAAAATTTATCTATTAAGATACCCTCAAGCTTATTTGAGTCAGTACTGGCTTAAATTCTATTGTCAAGTTAAGCGTGAGAAACATAAGGTCCAAAAACAATCTACTATGGTTGAGGGTGAGTCTTATTGGAGTAGAGCAAAGAATTTAGCTTTAAGATGTAGACAAACAGCAGCTGAAGGTATGGAGATGGTCACCAGTACCGTGAGAGCTATGTGGAACACAGTTAGCAATGTCTTGTCTAAGTTTGTTGCAGGCAAACTTTTGAGATTGATAGTTGCTATTGTGGTAGGCGGCTTAATATTAAAGTTTATGGGTTTTTGGCTAGCCACCACCGTCTTTCCTTGCTTGCTTCAGGGAAAGAGTGTCTCTACAGCCATTGAACAAGACGTCGTTAAACAAGGTACTGAGTCTAATAATCCAGTTGGCATGGTAGGTAAAGTTATTGCCACTGTTATTGATCCGGTATTAAATTTTGACATTGAAGCCTTTGTTAATAAATTTGGTAGACTCACATCATCCATTAATTCTATTAGCAAATTCCTAAATAATGTTTGGGGCTATCTTGTACCTATGATGGACCATATTTATGCAGGGTTCAACAATGGAATTCCCTACACTTCTGAAGGCCAGCTCAAG